GCACGTTGCTGTAATTCCTGCTTTTTAAGTTCAATAACAGGGTCAGGTTGTCCCTCTCCGCTCATTTCCGCCTGCATTTTCTTGACTTCTCCCAGGAACTGACCCTCTAATGTGGCAATTTGTGATTCCGTCATCGTTTCTAGCTGTTTCCCTTCGGCCACTTGTCCCATTTTCTGTTCCGCCTGTTCAATTTGCGTCGCAACCGTCTCTTTTGCCTTTAAAGTGATGTGTTCCAGGATGTGTTTACTTAATTCCACTCCTATTTGCGGCAACAGTTCAACAATGGGTGATAAACTAAAAATAAGATGAGCCTGAATGTGGGCGTCATGGTTCTGTCCTTCATATGCCTCAATACCGTCCTCTTCAATTAATTTTTGATTCTCCGTTGCCGGACTCATGGGTTCAGGTTTGTCCATTTTCATTATTTTATCAATATCATGTACTCCCAACGCTTCGTACATGCGGACATACGCCTCTTTAACATTATGCAGTTGAGGGGCGCTCATCGCCATCTGAAGTTGAGTCTGGGCGAGTTGAATACGTTGAGCCATGGAGAAAATATTGGGATCCGCGACAGGGATAATGTCCACCCGTTCATCGAAATCCTCTTGTTTAATCATCCTGTTGCCTCCCACAACCATGTAAGGATACTCAGGGGGAAGATCCATTTGAATAACATTGGCCAGTAATTTAAATTCCTGTTGCATCGAATAATACATGCGCTTGTGAATGGAACTCATGATCCGCGAACCACGTTCCAATAAGGCAATCGTTGTTCCTACAGGCGCTCCTTGGTTGGCATCGCCTACTTGCATATCCGCGATCTGCGCGAAACGCTGTCCCGCATCCACCACAAATCCTAGAAGAGCAAATAATGTTTGTGATGGTTCCTTGTAAGGTAAAGGCAGCAATCCTGCCCTGATCTCGCCACTCGGTGCGTCCACGTCCCTGAATTCCCCTGGCTGAAGTGGTTCATCCGTATCCTTGATACGCAATCCCCGTGCCTTGAATCCGGCAGGTAAATTCGCCAATGTCCCCGCATCGATTAATTGGCGTAACGCCAAAGTAGCCGTACGTGACAGGCCTCCGATCAAGTGAATTAATCCAAAGCCATAAAATCCAAGACCGGGGAGAAACTTGAAATGAACAAAATATTGTTTCTTACGATAGTTTTCATCCCCTTCTTCATAATTTCGCCTTATTCCCAATACTTGAGCGGACTGCTCATCGAGTGTTACGATATAGGGAAGTTTAATTCCTGTTTCTTTTCCGTCCTTCTTGTCCTCATATCCCGTAAGATCCAAATCCACGTGAAATTCCAATAGGGTGATCATCATCGACTCCCCTGTTTGCTGAATTCCATCTATGCGGTCAATTTTTGATTTAATATCGGCGGAATTATAGGTGGCTGCCTGAGGTGTGGGATTAAGGTCTATGTCCAAATAAAAACCATTGACCTGTTTCTTGCGAATGTCATTCTCTGACTGTTTCACCACGTGGGTGATGCGTTCGCATGAATCCAGATCAGTCGCGGTGTAAGGTACCACGAGATCCTCGGCATGAACAAACTTGGATACCGCGCGACCTAGCTGCCCATCATAGTAGACTTTTTTAAATGTCGATCCCGAGAGCGGCAAATAAAAAAGCATCTGATCCAGTTCAGGAGTGTACTCCTCCATTACTGTTGTAATCTGGTAGTTCATGAATTCCTTCACGCGCTGCGCCTGCTGATAAATCTCAGGTGTCTCGTCGCCCACGACGCGCGTACGAACGGGGCCGCTTGACGGCATGAGTTCCTTGAAAGCCGTGGAACTAAACTGTGTAACCGCCTCGCCTAGCAGCGGATGTGTTACACCGCTTGCGCCACGAAATGGCCGTGTCCTTTCTTCATACTTGAATCCAAGAAGATCCAGTCCCTGTGTGTAGGTTCTTGCCCACTCTTCCCTAGAGGACTTGTCATTTTCATAATCCTCCATTAACTGGGAGGCAATAGAGCCTAAGTCACTATCGTCCATCTCCTCCGCCAGGTTGGCATAAAAATCATCCTCCGCGTCTGACGGTTCGTCGGACACGGTTATTTCTTCGGAAACAATTTCTACATCAACAGGCTCATTCGTATCAATGGCCTCTTCAATCGTCTCACCGACGATCGCGTTGACAGCCTTGTCTATATTATCTTTCGCCATGATTTTTTATAACCTATTAAGATTAATAAATCCACCATAATGGAAATGCGGTATTTCCACAATACCTCCTTCACGCAATCCCGTGATGGCAAATCCCATCTCTATCACCTGTTTTTTCATCGAAGGCGTGAGATCCATAAACCAAACTTCATTTTCTTCTTGTTTATACCATCCCTCATCATCAAATCGCTCGTCGCCATTCACACCCCAATCAGGTTCATCTGATGAAATTTTAGATTTCATTACTTTTTCAATCAACTTCGCATCAAACTTCTTTCCGATATTTTTTAGGGACTTGGAGAATATTTCATCGTACATCACTTTAAGTCCTTCGCCCCCTATTTTAAGGTCAAGACCTGAATAATTCAATCCTTCCACAGTATTGTCTTTCATTTTATCTAAATTCGGCAAATCATTTATTATTTTTTTTGCTAAATCTTTTCCGACATATTCTTCTAACTGGTTTGGATAAATATGATGATCCAAAGCAACAGTACCTTGATCTTTTGTTACAGCTTGTAAGTATATTTTGCCATCTGCTCTTTCAGATTTTTTAATACTGATTGAATCAATATGATTGCTTAAATCATACCTGTCAGCCTGGATGTTGCCCCCTGCCAATGCGATGGCATCAAAGTCGTTTTCAGCGGCGTACCTAATTAATCTTTTCAGGACGACATCCTGCCAGTTATTCTTGAACGGAATGTTAGGAACTTTGCCTTCATATTTCATAATTATATCACTTTGCTCTAATTTAAGTTTTGATATTTCTATCAGGTGTTTATCAAATACTTCTTTCGCATCCTTTCCAGAAGGTAATTTTAATTTCTTAACTTTAGCTTCTATTTCATGAAGTCTTTTCATATCTTCTTCAGGAATTTCTGTTTTAAATCCCTCTTTCTTGCCCTTGTGTATCCAGTCGGACTGCAATTCCTCTATGAACAGGGTTTTCTTGCCGTCAATCTCCCTGGTGTTGAATCTTGCATGGGCAAAGACATTGGAGTACTTGTAATGACTTTTAAACTCACTTCCCTGTATCTGGTCTATTTTGGCTTGCAACTTGTTCTGCTGGTCGGAGAGCTCGTGCCATTTTTCATCATCATCTTTGTTCCAATCCTTCCAATCCCGAGTCCTCGCTAACTCCTTTTGAAGATCCCTTGAAACCTTTAGCTGGTTTTCTAAATCCCGCATCAGCCCCTCATTTTTTGGAAGCTGAAAAATCATCTCCTTGTAGTCGGTGTAGTCTCCTTTGGTTATAAGGTCAGGCCTGTTGTACATCACCTTTCCCTGATCCGAACTGCCCCTCACTATGCCAAATTCTGCTTCAAGAAATTCTTCTGCCCAATCTTCATCATCTAAATTTTCAAAGGTGTCTCGATACTCGAATTCTTTTTTGTAATTCTCTAATTGATTGTACAATTCTTCATTGTTCGCCAGGATAAGTTTAGCATCCTCATAACCGTAGGCTTCTCGTAAAATTTCCGGCACTCTTGGATCGTGCGTCAATGTCGTTCCCTGACCCTCTATCATCTCCATTGTATCGCCAGTAAATTTTATGGCGTCGCTTTCCGTTCCCAAAAGAATGTCCTTGACCTGCACTGCGAGATCGTTCATCTCTACGAAGTTCAGGATATCCGATTTGGTGACGGACTTCTTGTCCGCCAAGTAATCATTCAGGCCGATCCAGTCCAGTTCCGCCTGGTTGACTCCTGCGTTGTCGATGTATCCCTTCCACTGGTCCGTGGTGCCCTTCTCCATCCTGGCATCCTCAATTACCTTTTTGACCTTGGAATAGAACGGAGGTGTTTTCTCCTCCTGTGACAAGTCTTCCGTCTGGCTCGTCAGGATCATTGATCCTATGTCCGGCTTTTCAAAGGGCAAAGTCTCTATCCA